GATTAAAGAATACCTTGTCATTTACTGAAGAATCAAATTTATCAATACTTTCAGAAATAGTAAATGAATCTGGTAAAAAAGTTGCAGCAGTTCCTACAGTATGAGATACTCCAGTAGAACCTCTCTCAATTCTAAGAATATTTTCATTTCTGAATATACCAAGAATTTTTAAGGTTTCTGCTCCAATAGTAATACTACTACCTATAGAAATATTTTCCGGAATAGGAGAAATATAAATTTCTCCTGTATCTCCGACTGATGCTGATGTTATTGTCGATAAACATCTACCATTAGCATAAGATGGAACTTGAATTCTATAAAATCCATTTAATTTGGATAAACTGGTAGAGAAACCAGATATTGCAATATAGTCTCCACTAGAAAAACTGTGGTTTGGTAAAATAGAAATCTTCACTTCATCACTGTTTTTCCAAGTGAAAATTGAATTTAAATAAGATGTTGAAGATGCATTTACTTCTGTTATTTCTTTACCCTTAATCGAGGAAACATTTGCATTTAATCCCTGACCAGATGTTCCGTTTTTATCGAAAGATAAAATATCTCCTACTTTGTAATTATTTCCAGGATTTAAAATATTGATGCTATCTATTGAACCTGTAGAAATTGATTCAATCTCTATTCTTTGATCAAGGGTATCATTCACTTCATCAAAGAAATTATATTCGGCATTATTTTCGGAAACTTTGTATGGTAAAGTATTTCTCAATAATGTAGAATCATTAAAATTATATGATTGATCTAAATCATCCAAAATTGGTTTTGAATTATAACTGTTTCCAACAAAATATGGAAATTCTGGTTGTGGAATAATAGAATTATCTAATGTTGCATGATATGCATAAATTCCGTTTGGAAAATCCTCATTTTTTTCATATCTACCATTATGTTCGTCTAAATCTCCACTATTATTAAAAACATAATCCTCAACAAAATACCCACTTGCAAATCCACTAGGTCTATTAGTTACATTTGAAATATCAATATCATATCCGGAATATAATTTCTTTATTTCTGAGGAAAGATCATTTGGATCTGAAATTCCATATGGACCGTAAATTGGATTTCCATCGTATGCCCATCCTATAATTTTAGATTGTGAACTTGAATCAGTATCTAAAAATGATTCTCTAAGTTCTGTAAAATATTTTGAAACAGAATACTGCAATTTGTCATTTCCAGACAATAAAACTTTTCCAGAATTAAATCTCTCAAAAGAGTCGTTAACAGTTAATTTTCTTACTTGTGGGTTTATATTTGCATTTTTGCCTGATGGAATAACCTTAATAGAAGTTGAATTTGATGAATATCCTATTCCAGGATTAACGACTTCAACAGAAACTATTTTTCCATTCTCGATGGTGGACCTCAACTGAGCTCCTGTTCCAGATCCACTAGAATCAATTACCTCTAAATCTGGTATAGAAAAATATTCAATACCACCATATCCAATATTAACTCTGTTTATTGAACCATTTACTATGACGGGATTTAAACTAGCACTTTTTCCATTTTTTATTGAAATAATTGGTTTTTTCTCATAATTCAGTAAAGTAGATCCATAATCAGAACCCCCATCATAAAGATATGAATCAATTATATTACCTTTTACAACAGGTGTGGTTATTAAATTTTTATATTCTTGTGTAGTTGTACCAAAACCAACAGGAGAATATTTAATAGATACCGAAATATCTGGATACTTGAAGTATTGATAACCAGAGCCAGAACTATCAAATTTAATGTAATTCTTTCTTTCATAATTTTCAGTTATAGTTCCTCCAATTCCAGCATTACACAATCTGAAAGAATTATTATCATTTTTCAATACATAATATTGATTTGTTGTTGAAATACCACTTATTCCAGCAGTCTCAAATGAATATTCTATAATTTCTCCACTATCAAATCCATGATTAGTGAAATTAATTGTATTTTTAGTTGTAGATATTCCAGAAGGGTTTACAATTAATTTTCTGTTAGTATATCCAGATCCTTTTTCTAAAATTTGTATATAAGAAACTTGATTTTTTCTTTTTGCAGTTATGAATTGTTGAGTCCCTCCAGATCCAGAACTGAAAGTAATTGGATTAGATTGTGATTGCTGATCTCTTAAAGAATTATATAAAGTAACTGTAAAATTATTATTGACCTCAACAAAATAAGAAGAACCGGTTGCTAAATCTACAAGTGATTCATTACCCAAAGAATTATAAAAAACTTCCTCTCCATTTATAAAATTATGCTCTTCCGAAAAGACAATTCTATCTGTTATGGTATTAATACCACCACCATTTGTAGATTCTTTTGCATCAAATAAAACCACTCTGGATCTTTTAGATAAAACGGGTTCAATTACTGCCCCAGAACCATTTCCACCATCAATATTAATAGAAACAATTTTATCTATATCATAGTCTTGTGTATCCACATACACAGTTTCAAAAACTCCACTAATAACTGGTTGAATTTTTGCAGTTCCAATATTAGGTTCTACTTTTGGTGGGTTAATTACATCATAATCTTCTCCACCATAAATGACATTTACATCACTTAGTGGTCCATAGTAGATAGAATCATTTGATTTATAATTATTAATCTCAACACCATTTATCAACATTCCAATGGCACCTGGAGTAGTTTCCGAACCAGTACCCTTTTCAATATTCTTATCTAAAGGAAATTTTTTCAAGAGTTTTTGAGATCCAAGAATTGAATCTTTTTGACTATAAAGAACGAAAGTATGAGATCCAACTGGTGTTGGTGGAGTTATTTCTATGTTATTTCCCACCTCAAGAAGACCCAAAGTGTAATATAATTTAATTTTAGATCCTAAAACTTCCACATAGTAACTTTGACCGGACTCCAATCCACCAATAGAATCTTCTAGTGAAGAATAATAAACTCTATCTCCCGTAATAAAGGGGACAGATGCTAATAAAATACTATTATATACTTCCTTTTCTGCGTCATAATCTCCAAAATTAGATGTACTGGAAATACCTACAGATCTGATATTCTCATCAATATCAAGTCTATACTCGTTTACAAAACCTACTACATTGGAAGTTTTTGATGGTAAAGAATTTGATGCTACATAAGCATAATCATCATTATCAGAATATAAATTAAGAACATCGGACAATATTGAACTATCACCATATTCAAAACTTGGACCAGAAGAAGAAGATTTATTTAATTTTCTTCTTATGTCGTAAAGTATATTACTATCGAATGTAAAATTTTCTACAGTAACGGTATTTTGATTTAGATTAATATCACTAATATAAACATCATTCGAAGAAAGAACATTTTCAGTTCCCCTATCAAGAACTTCCACAAAATCACCAATTTTTAAACTCGATCTATCAATCGGTGATCCTAACTTTTTTGATACAGAATCTATAGTATATCTTACTCTTGTATTGTAAATCCAAGAATTTGCAAAAATTTCTTTATAATTTCTTGAAGTATTCTCGATCTTATCTCCAAAATTTTTAACTGTTACAATATCTCCTTCATAAATTCCTGTTCCAGGTTTGTCTTGAGATAAATCATCTATTATTCCAAAAAGTATGAGTTCTACTCTTTTTGTTATATCTCCATTTTCATAGGAAAAATATGTATCATTAGTCCTAATATTATCAGTAGCATTTATAGTCTCATCAATTCCAGAACATCCAAAAAATTGATTGATACTCTTACTGGTATATGAGATCGTATTATTTCCAGATATTAATTCTCCAGATTCCGGGAATGAAATTGTAGAATCTACAGAAATAATATTGTCTCCTACTAAGACATTTTCAAGAACCTTTGTGTTTGGGGTAATACTAAAAGTACCTTCTATTAAAGATCTGTCGTCAAATCCAATAAAGATTTCTAATTTGTGATAAGTTTTTCCTTTTACACTAAAAGATTCTATATTTGAAATTGGCGCATTCGTATTTTGATCACTGCTTTTAAACAGTGTTTGTCCCACAATATTCTTTATATTACCAGAAATTACTTCTGCCAATACAATTTCTCTTCTTATATAATTTGCAGAAGATGATTTTAAGAGATAATCTTCAAGATTTATAACTTTTGGAGTCTCTCCAAAAACTACATTAAACAAAATCCGAATCGATTCATCGGTGCCTTTGGACGCATAAAAATCTCTTGCTCTTTTTATAAAATTCCCAGCATCAATTTCATCGACTAAAGTAATATTTTCAAATCCAGGAGCAAATGTATATTTTAATTTTTTATAAAAATCTTTAAGAAATAAAGAACTTAAATTTTGAATACTTGTGTTTTCTGTATGGGAATCTGCAACCGTTTCTTCAAATATTAATTCACTTTTTCTTAAGTCTTGTTGATAGTTTGTAATTCCACTAAATCCACGAACACAACCAGTAAAAGATGTTGTAGTTTTTCCTGTATAAGTGATAATCTCATCATCAATTCTCAAAAGACCATATCTATCGGGAAATCCTTTAGTGCTTGATACAGAGATATCGATTGAATTTTCGTCAATGTCGGATGTTAATGTGGTCGAATCGACTACAACTTCTGGTGTTAAATTATCTAATTTTAAATATTGATCTAAATTATCAGCAATATCAATAGGACCACCTTGATATTCTTGAGAAATATAATACTGCTTTAAAAATTCGACAGCATTTGGACTTTCATCCAATATAAAACTTGGAAGTTGGCTCTCAATAAGATCCTGTACTTTAATCCTAGACTCAAATCCAGTCTGTATCATATTACTTTCTTGTTAAAGTTCCGTTTGAATAACTTGATGTATAGAAATCATTTACAAATCTGGTTCCAGATATTTCATCTCCAGATGCAATTACATCTCTTATCATATTTATTGCACTTTTCGAAATATCCAAAGTTACATAAAGATCTCTCAAACCAACGACATCATTAGAATCTGGATATGCCTGTATCTCTATAATTCCATTGGCAACATCAGTGGATGTGATGTTGATTGTATTTAATACTATTTCCCCTTTTGTATAATTTATAGATCCTACATCTTTGGCAACAGTAGACGGATTACCGTTTGCATCGATTTTAAATAATGATAAGACTCCTGTAGTTGATGCAAGAGTTTGAGGTCTATTTAAGAAAACATTTGATGCCTGTAATCCACTGGTGATATTAGATCCATTTAAACTTACATTTGGAGTGTCCCTTAAATATACAGTCGAAGATTCACCGGCAATTTTAAATCCAGTTGACTTAATATTAAATCCTTGAGGTTTTACATAAAATTTGTTTCCAAAACATAGTTCATATTGAGCAAACTGATTTAAAACTGCTTTCAGATCTCTACGAATAATAACTTTTGTAATATTTGAGGTAATTGCAGTATTAGTATTATCAATCACTTGTTGAATTTTACTGTATCTAATTCTTCCACCAAATTTATTAAGGTCTAAAGATTCTGAATATTTCTGTAGAGTATCAATTATCGAAGTTTTTAGGTTGTTTACCTCTGAAACTTGTTGATAATTATAGTAAACAGAACTATCAAGTTCGACATATAGAATCTTAAGATCAACTATTTTTTGATTGATACCGGAAACTGAATATTGTTTCAGGTCTGATAAAATCTGTGCTTTATTAAAATCTGAAACAAAAGATCCGTTCTTTGGTTTGATACTGATTTGAACAGTTCCAAACTCTGGTGGATCCAGTTCCTCACCCCCAACAACAGAAACAGATTCTGTATCTGGATAAATTGTTTTAATTATTGCTTCATAGTCTCTTTGTGTGACTGCTCTATACTGTGAGGAATATATCTTCGGTGCAAAATACTTAATGGAGTTTATTGATTCAATATCAGCACCATTCTGGGATGATTGATTGGTTGTGATTATAACTGTTCCTGGATCAATAATCCCTCCTTGTGCCGTTTCCAATGTTCCTGAGAATGAAAATGAAGATGCACCATTTCCATCTCTACCATCGGTTACAATATAATTTGCGGTAATGATAGTCCCATCATTATCACTTTCATCACCTAACTTTTTGCCAATAATACCATCACCAAACAAGAGTTCATATGACTCATCCTGAACTTCTTGGAGAAAATAAATTCTTGAATTTGAAGTTACATTAAAAATATTTGGAGACAATTCATACTCTATACCCAATCCAGAACCAGATTCTTTATTAACATAAACATTCAATGTAGAAGTATCAATAAAAGAATTATTCAACACAAATCTTTGATCTAGTGATCCATCATATTGGAATTGTTTTGTTAAAAATATTCCCTGATAAACATCGATATTACTAAATGTTGCTGTGCCAGATACAACATTTGCTGTAATATCTTGTGGTATAGCAAAGGTATATGTACTGTCATTTGCACTTCCTACACACACTATACCTGCTTTCAGAGTGAGTGTAGGAGTGTCTACAGTAGTTGTTACAGAAAACGATATTTGTGCCTTAGATGCCGTCCTAGATCGGGGTAAATATCCAATATTACTTGCGAGAGAAACAACATTTTCTCTGAGAGTTGCAGAATCCAAAAAGGATTCATTTACAATCATGTTAGAGTTAAATGCTGTAATATAAGTATTATATGCTAGCGTATCGATTAGAACAGAAAAATTTGATCCTTCAAAGTCAAAATCCGTAAATGTAGAGTTAGAACGGAGATAATCTTTGATGGATGCTTTTATCTGATCAAAGTCTAAATTGGAGTATTTTGTAAAAGGCATTTTATCTGGTTGCCTCTAAGAGGAATGAATATTCTTGTGTTGGAAACTCTTGACCTACAATGTCGAATATAACAGTTACATTAAAAGAATTTTCGTCAAATATTGGATCAACTTGAACAATTATATTTTCGACTCTTTCTTCAAAATTTTCAATTGCAATCTGAATTTGATCTTGAATTACGGATGCAGTACCAAAATCAACAAACTCAAATAAACTTCTCCTCACATCAGATCCCAACAGAGAGTTGAAAAATCTTTCTGTTGGGATCGTTTGTACAATATTTCTTACCGCACGACGAATCGCACTCTCATTTTTTAATATCGGTAGGTCCTTTGTTACAGGATGAGGCACAAAAGATAAGCTAATATCCTTAAATGCTCTTGATATCCTTTGAACTGCCATTGGAAAAGAGTTTTCTTAATTTTATTTATACCCTATTCCTGCAGATTCTTTTGTCCTTTCTTCAAATCATCATGCATAATTTCTTGAATTACTCTTTCTTCTGCATTATCATTCGTTTCATGAGGCAATGACCAATAATCTGACGTTAAACTTGTTGTTCCCCACACTTCTCTCATGATGTTTGTGTTTCTATCGACGGGTGAGTTGCCCATTTTGACTCCTGATTAGTACAATCAGAACTTTTTGAGGGGTTTCTATCCCTTTTTTTATTTATTTTACCCAAAATCCTTTACGTAAATAGTCATTATCAGTAACAAAATGATAATGATCTAAATTTTCTGGTTTTTCATTTTCCCAAACTGGTATTGCTTCTGTATTATTATACTTAAAGTCTGGATTTTGTCGAAAATGTACTTCGATTAAGTTATTTCCTATAAATTCGCAGTTTATCCATTCATAATCACCTACTAAATCATTTAAAATTGTGGGAAAATCATGCTTATGGTCAATTTTTTTCCATTTTTTCCATTTATATAATGGTTCATATGAATCACGAGTACCTAGTACAGTCAATTCCGGAGTTTTATTGTGAAAATCAACACTTATATGATCCCCTTCAAAAACTTCACACCAAAATTCGGCAGGATGATATTCATCAGTACTCTTATAAATGTACTCAATACGAGAAAAACGTCCCATGCCAAGTAGATTCATAGAAGGACGTATAATATAAAAGTCGGACTTAGGAACATCAGTCCCAACAGGACCGCATGTGTAACCTAATTTCCGACTTAGAATGAGTTTATTATAAACCCAAAGGTCATCAGTATGAATTTGATTCCATTCCTGATTTCCTTCGAGATACATTATCGACCTTGACCTCTGTACATCTTACGTTTCCCATTACGAGACGTAGCTGCATACTTCGTGTGCTTACCACTTCCTTGACGAGTTTTTTTGGGCTTCCCAGGCATAAAACCGTCTTTGACCAATCCAACCTTTGAACGTACTGCCATAATCACTCCTTAAATCTTAATAGTCTTAGTTTCCAAATCTTGTGGTTTTGGAGAACCTTTCTGATAATACTCTACCGAAAGGTCCTCCATTATATCAAAGTATTCCTCCTCCGTCAATCCTTTATGAAGAACTTTCCCTTTGTGGAGAATTGTATACTCTGTCTGTATCATCAGATCACCCGAGTCTTTTCGTGTCCAACGCGAATGCGAGGATCACACCAAATCTCAAATCCTGCTTCCTTTGCATCC